GCATATCTATATCGATAAGCAAAACATATATATCTTTCGTCTAAATAAGTTTCTTCTGCACTTTCTCTCTTTAATACTACAGACGGAGCGTAAACAGGCGGCTTCTTTATAACTTGAATTGCTTCTTTTAGTATTGAAGGATTGCCATTATAATCTAAAAACTTAAGCGATATTTCTTTTGGATTTGGATAATTTCTTTTTACATTTATAAACCTTGGTGGATTTATATTGTCTGTAAAAAATAATAAATCATTAACCTTATCTACACCTGTTATAAGGTATTTAGGGTCAAAGTTTAATGTTGTGTTTAAATCAGAGCCATCATTAACACTAATTATATGATATCTAGTTTGATTTGATGTTGTGTTAAAAGAAACAATTAAATCAAGTTTGCCTGTTGGTGCTCCTGTCGATACAGGGTAGTTACTATCGTGAATAAACCAATATATAGTCTCATTAGTTCCATCTTCAAATGCCCCGATACATTTAGCATCTGAACTTAAAGGCTGTCCATTATACTGCAATGAAGTTAAAGGCAAATTTCCTTTAGTGTTTTCGATTACACCAATCTCAGAGTTTTCTGTAGACCCCATACGAACATTGATTGCATCTACGTATTCACCATCAGGTATAAGTCGCTCATCAACCGACTTATTCATTCTTCCTTTTATAAAGTTCCTTGTAATATTTGCCATATTATTTTAACCACTTGTCTTGCCCTCTTAGATTCATTAATAATCTCCCCGGATGTATATTGCTTATTCTTATCTTAGCATTCCTTAACAAAGCAGTCTTTCTCTTTTGTGCTCGTCTTACAATATACTCTTGCACATTGAGTTTACTATTTAATATTGCGTGCTCAATATATGCGTATACGTATTCTTCAAATAATTTGTTTACGCTAATCTTAGAATCATCTCCACCCTGCATACCGTCAGATACGTACTCAACTATGCACAACTGTCCGTCCATATCTGAGCTGAAGTTTATTACTCCTGATGCTTTGTCTATCTTAAATGTAGGATTAGCATTTGCTGTCTCCGTATTTAAACCATATCTAGCCCCAATTGTATAATCAAAATACCAATCCCCATTATCATTATATCCCTCTAACCCATCAAACTGGCTTCCTTGGTTTAGATATATACTCTTCTTTGTTTTTTTAATTCTGTCTAAATCTATACCTGAAAACTGAGGTCTAAGTATGTTACCATTTATGTCAAATAAAACATTACCATCATTATCTTGAAGATATGCATTTGAATAATTAGTTTGAATGTTCTCGGTTAGTGGTCTAAGCACACCATTTTTATATATGTTTACTCTAACCCAATTTACATAGTCAGGAGGCAAAACAAATCTTAAATTATCAGTTACAGACAACTCCAATATTTTTATCTCTTTAAACGCATCGTAGTTTAGCTCTTGTACAGCTCTCTTTGCGTGAAATAGAATTTTAAACCTCTCCTCATTATTTACCAGCGAGTGGTTTCCGCTATACATCAACATAAAGTTGTTGACTATATCATATAGACTGACATATTGGTACGAACCCCAATTCTCATCTTTAGGGTTTACCCCTCCATTCTCGTAATATTGATACTCTGATATATATGCCATTATTGTTGGTTGTCTTTTTGTTCTTCTAAATTAGCAAACTGAACTACCTCAGTCTCTCTTATCTGCATACCTGAATATTGAAGTATCTTAACAACAAGCATAATCTCATCATCAATAGGCAACTCAAAATCTTGATAGTCAGATTGCGATTGATCAAATACAGGCTGCCCACCAGTTAACGTATTGTACGTCCACTTAGGGTCTTTAGGGTATCTAATATATTGACTAAATACTTGACCCTCATTATTTATTGTCTTAGGCAATACTGTTACAGAGTCGCTGTTTAAAGAATAAGCAGGGAATGTTTTAGTTGGTGCTGTTAGAATAGAGTTAGCTAACATACTAATCTTACTATTTGTAACCTTTTCTACCTCATAGTTTTCAGGCTTAAATATAGAGTATTTTACTCCTGTAGTAGGATCATTAAATATATTTTCTTCTAAGTCTAATATTGTATTATTCTGAACAACCAATACCTCGGTACTCTCAAGAGATTCTATATTTACTACTATATCTCCTATAGCGACAGAAGACGTAAACGTAGCAGTAGTATCAACTAATTTATTAGTTTGTTGAGCTGTATTAGTACCGTTCGTTACAAACGTGGTGTACGACATTACTTTGTTTAATAAGTAGTAGTCATCCCCTGTAGTTGTTTGAGATGGTGTAAAGTATTTATTTGTACTTTTCTGATCGAAGTTCTTTATTACTGAGAAAGTGTCTATAGACTCTTCGATTCCCTTAGTCGCATTAGCATACTCCGTACCTGAGACTCTAGCGTTCTCTTTATTTATTGCTGTGTTATAGTCTGTGAAATAATCTTCAAAGATTTCTAGTTGTGCTTGCTTAGCAAACAGATTAAAATCCTGTGGAGATATATATCCATAGTTGTTCTTATTAAGAACCGAAAATACTGTGTTTCTTACTGAGTTTATCATTGTAAACTTTTATACAAAGATAACAAAAAAAAAGAGTCCGATGGAAATCGGACTCTCTTGATATTTAGTATAATATAATGCTTTATCCTTCTATAAGGTTCTCAAGCATTTTTAGAGATTCGATACCTTCGTCACTCTGCAAGTATGATGTTGCTAAATACAATGGGTCTTCGTTGAACGGAACAACAAGCATTCTTGTTTTGTTGGATGGCGTACTAAACCATATCTCTTTTTTGTTTCGTCTAAAGGTCAATAGCCCTTTATCAAAAAACAATTGGACTGTACCCTGAACCTTCATAGTAGGATCGTCAATTGCTTCCAAGAAATCAAATGGATTACTCTTAGCAAATATTAACATATCTCTTTTTAATTCAGCAGTAGAAATAGAAGACGTATCCTTACCAAATAACACACGAGATAGTGTTTCAATTTGATCAATTGACATTTGACTAGCCGCAACAAGTGCCGCTACCTCCAAGTTTAATATTTCAACCTCTTCCTCTGCATCTTTAACATCATCAACTTCTACAAATTTATTACCATTCATAGGGTGATAATGTAGGAACTCTTGAAGTACAGGATTGTTTGCAGGAACATAAAGCATACCATCTTCAAATACAATAGGCTCTAATATTGCATTCCCATCTTGTTCGTCTTCGAACGGGGACTTTTGGTTTCTAGCATATCTAAGTGGTCTATTTTCATTTTTTTCTTCATCGAAGTAAAGTAATGAATAACTCCTGGAACTTTTCGTTGGTATCATAAACGATAATGGAGCTTTGTCTGATTTTAATCTGTAAGTTTTAGCTACAGTTGTTTTTTTATTTTTCATTTGATTTGATTTTAAATTTTTAAAAAAGGGGACGCTTTAACACATCCCCTGTATTATTAATCCCTCTTAGTCTTTGAAGATAAAGAAGTTGTTTGCACCTAGAGTACATACAGCTCTTTCAGAAAGGAAGTGTACTTCCATTGCATCAAGATCGCTGTTGTTTGCACCACCTGCTGAACCTGTAATCCACGTTTTGTAACGTCTATCTTCAGTTTCTGAAGCTCTATAACGAACGTGTAGAAAAGGACGCTTAGCATTTTTACCAAGTACCTGATCATAAACAGTAGTCGATCCCGCAGGAACTAATAATCCGTTTACTGATCCTGCTCCTGTAAGTCCACCACGCATAGTTGGATCATTTAGGTATTTCCAATCAGTCTTGTAGAAGTCATAACCTCTACGGAAACCTGTAAATCCTAAGTTAAGAGCCATATCCTTATCGTTATCAAATAGTCCGTAAGACGTACCACCCGCACCGTAAGAGTTTTGATTTGCTAACATATCATCGATATCAAAACCAAACTCTCTATTCAAGAATATAACATTCTCTTCTATAGAACCTTGCTTATCTAATCGTCTGATGATATTATCAAAGTCAGCTAATGAAGCAGGATTGCCACCTGCCCATACATTTCCTCTATCTTCTACTGAGTAGAAAATACCTTCAGAACCTTTGTATCCTGCTGTTGCAGCACCTGAACCTGCACCAGCAACGTCAGCAGGAACTGCTTCAATCATTGCAGTCTCAAGATAATCGTCAAAACGTAATCTTGTTTCGTGCTCAGACTTTAAGTACCATAGGTATCCGTTTGCACCATTCTCAGTAGTAACTTCTACCCATCCGATTTGTGCCATATCAGAACCTGATACTGCATACTTATCTTTAAGGATAATTGGAGATGTTTCAAAAATCTCATCATCAGCCTCTAAAGATCCTACCATTCCGTTAGTTCCTTTTGCAAATTCAGAACCATATATAAACATACTGTATACGTCCGCTGCTGCTTTAGTTATACCACCTGCTTCATAAATAGCAGCTCTAAACTGACCGCTTACTAAACCTGAAGCTGTATCAGGACCTACAATTGTAACAACGCCTTTGTTAGCTGTAGCACCTGCTGATGAACCTGCATTTGGAGTAAGCATAACTGTTTGACCTACTCTAACAGCAATAGAACCTGCTGTCAAGCCTACTGTTGCACGATTAGGAACTAATACGTCATTTACTGTAATGTCAACAGTTGTTGCTGCTGCTGCTATTGCTGATGTACAATTTACATACTTAGTGTGAAGTCTTCCTTGCTCAGCCCATTTAATAAGGTCAGAGTTAGAAGGCATCTCAGCACCTACCATTCTAAGGAATGAAGATACTGTACGATTACCATATCTCTCAAATTCTTTTTCATAAGTATCAGGTAGATACTGATT